TAATGTGACTGCTTTTCTATTTGAAAATTTTGACTTTACTACCGAATTTGATATTAAAAAATCAATTACTAATACTATTAATACATATGAACCAAGAGTTAATTTAAGAGAAGTAAGAGTTAAGGCTAATCCAGATGGTAACTCCATGGAAGTCACCATCATCTTTAATATCCTTGCAACTAATAGAATTTCAGAGACAAACTTTACTATCGAAAGAGTCCGATAATGGCAGCTAATAACGCAATCCGAGTTTCAGATATCAACTTTGATCAGATTAAGACGAACCTAAAATCGTTCTTGTCTGACCAGAATGAGTTTTCGGACTACGACTTCGAGAGTTCAACCATGTCCGTATTGCTGGACTTGCTTTCATACAACACATACCATAATGCTTTCTATTTGAATATGGTCGGCAATGAGATGTTTCTTGATTCTGCACAGTTGAGAAACAGTGTCGTGTCTCGTGCAAAACAATTGAACTATATCCCACGTTCTGCTCGTGGTGCATCTGCTACGTTGAATGTCTCTATCACTCCTGGTGGCAGCCCATCGTTCTACACGGTCGCTGCTAATACCAAATTTACCACAACAATTGACGGTACATCATATACCTTTGTCACCACCGAAGCAACGTCCTTGACTCCAGGTTCTGGTGGTTCATTCAGTGGTTCGTTGAATATCATTGAGGGTGAACCATTACAGCAAAGGTTTACTGCTAGTACAACTACACCAGTTCGGTATATTCTACCTAACGAAAACGTGGATACAACCAGTCTTGTTGTCCGTATTCAGGAGTCATCATCGAATACAAGCATTACCACTTACAATTTAAATACAGACATTTCAGCAGCCAACTCAATCTCTGAGATCTACTTCGTTCAAGAGAATGAAGATAACAAGTATGAAGTGTATTTCGGTGATAATGTCTTTGGTAAGAAACCGAAAGACGGTAACATCATTATTGCTGATTATCGTGTTGTAAATGGTTCAGCAGTAAATGGTGCTAACAACTTCTCAGGTGACTTTACGGTTACAACTACAAGTGCAGCACAGGGTGGTGCTTTTCAAGAGTCCATCGAATCAATCAAATATAACGCACCATTTAAGTTCCAAGCACAGGACAGACTAGTCACATCAAACGACTATAAAAACATTATTCTTTCTGAGAACGGCGACATTCAAGCAATCAACGTATGGGGCGGCGAAGAAAACTCTCCACCCGTATATGGCAAAGTTTTTATCAGTGTAAAACCAACGAGTGGTTCAGTCATCTCTACTACACGCAAAAGCACACTTCAGTCCACTCTGAAGGATCGCAGTATCGTTTCGGTCGAGACAGAGTTCGTTGATGCTACCTATCTGTATATCAATCCAAGCATTACAGTCCGTTACAACCCACGGACAACATCCCTATCTGCATCAGAGTTGAATACCAAAATTCAAAACTCTTTGATTCTCTTTGAGGGTACAAATCTTGGTACATTTGATAACAAATTCTATGTGTCCAATTTGACTGAAACCATTCGAGCAGCAGACAATAGTTTCGTGTCAGCAGACATTCCATTCACTATTGAGAAGCGTTTTGTTCCCATTACAAATGCTATCAACGCATATCAGGTCGAGTTTGGAAATGCTGTTCATCATCCACATGCAGGTCATCTCGGTGCTATCTCATCGTCTGGCTTTACAGTCGGTGGTGAGACAGTATACCTTGAGGATGATGGCAACGGTAAACTTCGCACATATATCTTAGTGACTGGTAATAAGGTGACACGAAATACCAACTTCGGCACAGTCGATTATGGGACAGGTCTAATCACCATCTTCAATACGCTTATCACAGGGCAGGTTGGTAGTGCGATTTCAATCTATATGAAACCAAAAGAGAGCAATATCTTTGGTTTGAGAAATCAGATTCTACTTGTATCAGGTGCTGACGTTACGACGATTGACAACGATACAAATGCAACAACTTCTGCTGTTGGTGCTGTTGCTACAAACGGCACAACGACCACAGTGCTAACTGATAATGCGATTGCTAACTATGGTGTGTCATCTGTTGCCTCACTGACTTCTAGTGCTGGTAGTACAGTGACAGGAACAACAACATCAACTTCAATTAGCGGTATCTCTTACTAATGGCTACAGATAAGAAAACATCAGTCCTTGTAGCGGAGCAGTTACCTGACTTCGTTCTTGAAGAGGGTCCAAAGTTACAGCGGTTCATCGAAGCCTACTATGAGTTCATGGAACAGAATGGTGGTGCGATTGATGGCACTAAGAACCTGTTATCCTATCAAGATATTGATACAACGACTGATAGTTTTCTGCAATACTTTCGTGAAGAGATTTACAAGAATATTCCCGATAGTGCGCTAATCGACAAGCGGTTGCTCGCTAAACACATTCGGGAGATGTATCGAAATAAAGGCACAGAAAAATCATATAAGTTTCTGTTTCGTGCTTTGTATAATGAGGATGTGGATTTCACATATCCTGGTGATTTCATGCTGCGGACTTCAGATGGTCGGTGGGTAAAGGAGAAGTATCTTCGTGTAAACGATATCAGCGGTAGTGCAGCAGCTAGTCTTGAAGGTCAAATCGTAACTGGTGATGATAGTGGTGCGTATGCCCGTGTAGAGAATGTTGATCGTGTCACTGAGTCTGGTGTCGTCATTACTGAGTTATATCTGTCAAGCATCGTTGGTACATTTGCTAATAACGAAACGATAACGTCCAATGTAACGTCAACGTCTGCAACGATTACAGTTGACTCTGGCGCAGCACTACAAGAAAAAGAAGGTCGTTACATCGGTACTCGTGGTCAGTTAAGTTCCGACCAACGATTGCAGGACAGCCTTTACTATCAAGATTACAGTTATGTTCTCCGCTCACCACAGTTTGTCGAGCGTTACAGAGAAACGGTGCTTAATCTGCTACACCCAGGCGGTACAAAGTTATTCGGTGAGACAACAATCGTTTCACCATTCAGCGTTCGGTCAAGCACTACCGATACAGCATTTGAGGTAGATGTTGAGTTTGACCTACAGACAGACCAGCAGATTGGTAATGTCCAAAGCGTTATTGTGGGACCAGACCTCAGAGGAGCAGGTCGTTTGTTTATTCCTGGTGCCAATGCTACCAACACAATTTCTAAGCTTCTTGCTGAAGGTGTCAAGCATGATGTTCCTGAAACGATTGCTGCTTACTCTGGAATCAAACTGAAAGACATTGGAACTGACCGACTTGTATTTGGTAACAATACCACATTCACTTCAGATGGATTTGTGTTCCCCGGTTTCGTAAAACAAAACTCATTGAACGCAAACAACTTACTTGGATTTGGTGGCACTAACTTCAATACTCTACAAGCAAATGACAGAATTGTTCTGGCAAATACGACTGGTTATAGATCACAGGTAATGAAAGTTGTGTCTGTCGCTAGTGCTAGTTCTCTAGTCACAAGCCCAGCAGCAGTCAATACAGGATTCCATGAACTATTCGCAAACTCTACTGCTGGTGGTATTTTGGCACTTAACAGAGGGTTGCTACTGACAGACGATGTTATCATCTTTGATACATACGGTAGCAATGCAAACGCTCAACATGCTGTCAGCAGTTTGGGTAGTAATCTGGTCATGTCTATCTTCCCAGACTATAGTGGACCACCATTATCAAACGGGTCGTTTAGTTTAGTTCGCCCTGGTACGACACCAGAGATTCCTACATTTGACGTTACTATACAAAAATTTGATACAACGACATTTAGATTTGATCAAGTATAATAAATAGATAAAACTTAGAGGCACACAATGGCAAAACAAACGATTAATATTGGTACAGTTGCTAACGACGGGACAGGCGATTCCGTCCGCACGGGTGGTGATAAAATCAATGACAATTTCAATGAAATCTATACCGCACTTGGTGATGGGTCTTCTTTGAATGATGTGGTTACTAATGCCACATTTCAAAGCACATTGGCGAATACCAATACATACATTGCTGCTACCGCTTTAGCGGATAGACAGGCACTTGCTAATACTAACTCATTTATTAAAAGTCAATTAGCAAATACCAACCTAGCAATCTCTGATCGTCTTCAGGTTGCCAATGCTGCTGTTTATCTACAGGTTGCTAACTCTACTACATTTCTGAATAAAACAAGTGAAGTTGCTCATTCAGTTACTGCAAATGTTGCTATTGACAGCGTTAGCGCAACGTCTGGTGTACATATTTCAAATGGTGCTATTGAGGTTTATAGTGCAACTGGTAGCCCATCGTATATTGACTTTTACTGTGAAGTAAGTAATGCACATAGAACGAGAGTTCAATCAGCAGCACATTCTGATTATTCTGGTGATGTGACTTTGACGCTTCCTGTAAATACTGGTACGCTTGTCGGAACTGCTTCTAACAACGATTTCACTTCTACAAACCAAATGCGTCTTGGTGCACCAGTTAAGACTACTACAGCAAATGCATATACACTTGCTATTGCTGATGCTGGTTTCTATCATCGTCTAAACTATGCTAATACATCTGAGTCAGGTTCAACTACGGTTGGGATTACTATTCCAGCCAATTCTACTACCGCTATTCCAATCGGTTCTGAATATCTTTTTGTTCGGACTGGTTCTAACTCAGCATTCCAGTTTGCTAATGCTGCTGGTGTCGTCGTTAATAGTGATGGTGGTAAACTCCGAGTTCGGTATCAATGGCAGTCCGCAGTATGTAAAAAGGTTGCTACTGATGAGTGGGATATTATCGGCAATCTAGCGTAAGGATTTGATATGTTTAACACACTAATAGGGAGATATGGTGGTGTTGCTGGTGTCGGTGGTGCTGGTGTCGAGGCATCTGGTGGTTCAGAAATTATTACACCAACTCATAAATACCATGTTTTCACTTCACCTGGAACTTTAACCCTCACTAATTCAGGAGAAATTGAATATCTAGTTATCGCTGGTGGTGGTGCTGGTGGTCGAGGGCGTCCTGGAAGCCGCCATGGCGGTGGTGGGGGTGCCGGAGGTATAAGAAATGGCACCTTAGATTCCTTAACACTTGGAACATATCCAATTACTGTTGGTACTGGTGGTAGTGAACCTGGCGGCACTGGTTATGCCGCTCCAGCAGGTGCAGATGGTAATGATTCAACATTTGCTACAATCACTTCTACTGGTGGTGGTGCTGGTGGTAATGGTAGTGGTAGTTCCCCTCCCTTTGATGGCCTTGATGGCAGGTCAGGTGGTTCTGGTGGTGGTGGTGCAAGTGAACATCATGACCATACAGGCACTGGTGGACCAGGAAATACTCCACCAACAACACCACCACAAGGTAATATCGGATCAAATGCTGGCGCTGTTATGCCGCAAGGCAAGTATTATGGCGGCGGTGGTGGCAGTTTATATGGTTATAATGATGGTACTTCTTACCAAAGAAGTTCTAATTATGGTCAACGTTCATCATCATTTCCACAGTTTGGTTCAACAATTCTTGCACCAGCGATCCCATCTGCTCTTGAAACAGCAATCTCAACTACTGGTAAATTTGGCGGCGGCGGTCAGGGTTCTCATGGTTTTAGTCCACTTGATTCATATGGCGTTTCATTCTATATAGGGTTCATTCACGGTCCGCATCCGGCGGATATCGCCGCCGTGGGTGGTGCTGGTGTTGGTGGATATGACCCCGGTCCTTCACCGTCCAGTAATAAACAAGGTGGCGCTGCGGTTAATGGAAGTGGTGCTGGCGGTGGTGGGTCGTATGACGGTCAAACTGCTGGTGATGGTGGTGATGGTATCGTCATTATTAGGTATGAACTCTAAACAAATCATTATAAATAATACTAACACCCATTAAAAGAGATGACAAATGCCAGGAATTATTACACATAAGTTCAGATTGAATAATGCCACTCAATTCTTTGAGTCATTCACTGAAGCAGCAAACATTAATACTCGCTATTATATGTTTTTAGCAAAAGCACACGGTTGGACGGACGATGCTTCTCCACCCACGCCAACAGATACCATTTTGGGTTCTGACTATAATATCTGGCGGAATATGATCGCAGCCAAACGTGTCACTTCAAGTGATGCTACATTTGTCGTCGCAAGAAACAACTGGACTTCTGGTGAAGTTTATGTGCCATATTCAGATTCAAATACATCTCTCTACACAAGTGCGTTCTTTGTAGTCACTGACGATTTTAATGTTTACAAATGTATTGACAATAATAATGGGGCATTGTCAACAGTTAAACCTACGTCAACTGGCACTTCAATCGTAACGACTTCTGATGGGTATCGCTGGAAGTTTATGTATAACATCTCTCCTGCTGATGTATTGAAGTTCACAACGACAAACTTCATTCCTGTCAAAGAATTAACTTCAGATGATGGTAGTCTACAGTTTGACGTTCAGGCAGCAGCATCTAATGGTGCGATTGATTACGTCGATGTAACAGCCGCTGGTTCTGGTTATCTCTATGCTGCTGGTACTTTCTCCAATGTTGACAGTTCAACTATCGTAAAGCTCACCAGTGCAAGTACAACTGACGATTCGTATGTTGGTTCTACGATCTATATCAGTAGTGGTACAGGTTCAGGTCAGTTGAGAGAAATCGTTGACTATCAAGGCAATATCAATAAGGCAACTGTAAATGCTGCCTTCTCACCCATCCCAACAACAGGCTCATCATACATCGTTGGTCCTAAAGTAACAATCACGGGTGATGGTTCAGGTGCGCTGGCATATGCTAACGTTGCACTTCCCGCTCTTGCTTCTGCTACTGTGGGTAACACCATCAACGAAGTTGTTATGATTAACACTGGTTCTAACTACAGTAAATATTCCGTTGCAATCTCTGCTAACAGTTCACATGGTACTGGTGGGACTGCTGCTGGTAGCATCGCACCATATGGTGGTCATGGTTCTAACCCAGTAAGCGAACTTGGTGCAACAGATGTTCTGTTAAATGTTCGTATGACTGGTACAGAGTCAGGCACCTTTATCACCAACAACGATTTCCGTATTGTTGGCTTGGTTAGTGATCCCGTCCTCTACTCAGGTGCACAGGCAAACTCAACAGTTTACGATATGACAACCAAACTCACAGTAACAGGTAAGTCTGGTACATTCTCTGCTGATGAGATGATTGCTGGTTCTTCAAGTGGTGCTGCTGCTCGTTTCGTTTCATTCGCAAATACGAATGCTTCTGGTACGACAGGTGTTATCAGTGTTACAGGATTAGATGGTACATTTACCACGAGTGAAACAATTACAGGCAATACCTCTACGCAAACTGCTGTTGTATCGTCTATAAATAATAGAGATCTACAAGACTTTGTTGGCGACGTTCTCTATGTTGAGAATAGATTGCCAGTAAGTCGGGCAGCAGATCAGACAGAAGATATCAAACTTATCGTTAGATTTTAAGGTTTAAAAGAATGGCATTAGAGACTAATTTCAATTTATCTCCCTACTTTGATGATTTCGAAACGAGTGCAAAGTTAAAGAATTACCACAAAGTTCTTTTCAAGCCTTCACTTGCTGTTCAAACACGGGAATTAAATCAACTTCAAACTATTCTTCAAAACCAAGTCGAGCGTTTTGGAAATAACATCTATGAAGAAGGTACAATCATCGACGGTTGTGCTTTTCAGTATGATGCTAATGTTGCATTCATCAAACTAAGAGATAACGATGCTGGTGGTAATACCATT